TTCAAGCTGTTTGGGAAAATGCTTCTAACGTATTGAGCGCAGTTCCTGAAGCTGAGAAAGTAATGTTAGTTTCTGCTAACGTTTACAGACAATACTTAGTTGACCTACAAAACAACGGTATTTCTTCTAATATGCACTTAGAATTGTTAATGAATGGAACTTCCAGATTGACATTCAATGGCATCGAAGTTAAGCCAATGTATGACTGGCAAGGTTACGCTTCTGCTTATCAGGGAATCAATGATGCTAACTATGTACTTTACACTAAGAGAGATAACTTAGTAATGGGTACTGATGTAACATCTCCACTTAACCAAGTTCAGGCATGGCAAGACTGGGAAACTGAGAAATTGAAAGCTAAAATCAAATTCTACTTAGGCTTTAACTATAAGCATAACGAATTGATTACTGTAGCATACTAAAAAAATGGAGGGTTGAAATATACCCTCCTATATTCTTTAATAATAATAAACTAAATATATATGAGTTGTTTAACTTCTGGATATAGTGTTAGTTGTTCTACAAGTTGCTCAGGCGGTTTAAATAAATTCTGGTTGGCATCTATCGGAGACATAACTTCACTTACATTTACTTCTGGTGAATTGACAGCTATCACAATGGTAGCAACAAAAAAGTTTTATGAGTTCACTCCTTACCAAGAAACAGGTAGTTGGGTTGAAGCTGGTGAAAGAGTTAACTGTAATACAGTTGTTACTCAGACTTTGACCGGTGTATTCCCTTGCCACTCTCAGGATGTGAAAGATGCTATCGATGAACTTAAAGCGTGTTGTTGTGGATTCGTGGTTATTCACGAAGAAAACAATGGTTCTAAATGGATTTGGGGAGTTCCTCAATCTTTGAGCAATAACGGTGTTCATTTCCCTGCTCAATTAACAGCGTTTGAAACAACAACTGGTACTGCTATCAATGACCAGAACCAAGCATCTATAACTTTGGTTTCTCGTGGTACTGCATTGGCTTGGCCCGTAGACCCTACTGTTGTTATTCCAGTTTAATCTCTTGCTTTGTTCGTTATATATCGGAGGGGGTGTTAAAACCCCCTTTTTAAAATTTTAAAGATATGTTTAAAGTAGACGAAAAATTCCTTAACGGTTTTGTTGTTTGTTCAAAATTTAAGGTTAACTTAAATGATGCAACTCAAGAACAATTGGAGCATCTTTACCATTTAGGTCATGAGGCTATAATTGTGGATAAGAAAAAAGTAAAAAACAAACAAGTCGATAATTTGGAATATGAAGAAATCAAATCTGAGGGCGAATAGACCCAATGTGAATCCTCCAACTCAGAACAAAGTACACGCGTGGACTGGTGTTCAACTTGGCGTTCGTCCTTTTTTAGTTGATGATATTTTTAGAGAACCTACAAAGGAATTTCTCGATACAACGGTTGTAGAGTATTTACCATTTAATACCTATGACCTTTGGCGTTTAGATAGGATTCAAGCTATCTGTAATAATTCGCCAACAACGGCATCAATCATTCAGCAAAAAGTAAATTATTCACTCGGTGACGGCTTTTATTCTGTACCTGCTTCTTCTTTATCTGTCTTATCGAGCCTTAAAGAACAAAGATTAGAAAACCAAACAATAACAATTGAGCAGGAACAAGAAATAAATGACTTTTTAACTAATGTCAATTTTGAGAATGAAAGTATTGAGGAACTGAGCGCAAAGATATTTAAAGACTTTGCAAGTTTTGGGAATGCTTTTATCGAATTGCAAAGAATCAAAGTAGGTAAGACGCTAAAATATACAATGCGTTTGCTACCTATTACATGGTGTAGACCTAAGAAGGCAGCAAAGGATGAACTTTATCCTACTCATATAGGAATAAGTTCTGAATTTGAACAACACTATGTGATCACTCCAAAAGAACCTATTGATATACCTTTATTCCCACACTTTGAAAAGTTTGATGGTGTGGAAAAATCTATTATACATTTAAAGAACTACGAACCTACATTAGTTTATTGGGGAATCCCTGACTGGGTAAGTGCAAAGATATGGTCTGAGTTAGAATATAGAATACCTAAGTTTAACCAAAGTAAGTTTGAAAACGGTTTTACTCCAAGTGCTATAATTTCCCTATATGGATCTACAAACCAAGAAGAGGCACAAGAAGTAGTAAGGGCCATGAGAGACTGTTTTACTGGTACTGGGAATAATTCTAAAATGTTTATTCAGGCTTTAAGAGATAACTCTTATAAATCAGATGTACAGATCTTGAATAACAGTTATGATGGGGAGTTTATGCAATTACAGAATATTGCACAACAAGCTATTATTTCTGCTCACAGATGGACTATGAGTTTAACTGGTCTTAGACAGTCTGGTAGTTTAGGATCCAATCAGCAAATTAGATCTGAGTTTGACATTGTTTATAATACTGTTATTAGACCAAATCAAAGATTATTTTTGACTAAGTTTTTGAATCCAGTTATACAAGATGCTGGAAAATTCTTTGGTAAGAATTGGACTAATATAGCTTTGGACATTGCCAAACCTATGCCAGTATCTTTTGCAGGTGACTTAAAAATAGAAAACGTATTGACTTTGGATGAGCAAAGAGCGGAGTTAGGATTCCAACCTTTACAAAAAGAAAATGTAGGCTTAGATACACAACCTTTACCTGAACAAACCTTAGGAGAATAATGAGTTTAATTAAACCACAAGAAGTAGTCAATACTGGCATATATAGAGCGGCACCAGTTAATACGAGATTCGATATTAACATTATCAGTCCACACATACAAAGTGCTGAAGAGCGATTCATTTTGCCTATACTAAAGAAGGATTTATACGATGACATGGTATTGAATCAAAATCCTTTAGTGAGCAATTATAATCCTGATGCTGGGCCAATAGTTTTAAAATTCCCTACTAATGCAGCTTATGAAGCGTTATGGACTACCTACGTTTTAAGATACTTAGGTTATGTTATTTATTACGAGGCTTTACCTTATTTGACATTCCAAGTTAGTTCTAAGGGTATCTTTACCAACGATAGTGAGTTTGCTTCCAATGGCGGTTTGGCATCGGTTAAATTCATGCAGGATAATACCTTACAGAAAATAGATAATTTAAAACCTTTAATAGAAAAATACCTTTGTGATAACAAGACTTCTTTGCCTTTGTTTGATTCTAAACATTGTGACTGCCATAGCTGTGAGAATGATGATAACTGCGGTTGTGGTTATGGTCATGAGTGCGGTTATTTTTTAAGAGCAGGGTTCTATTGCAGAACTTGCAGAACGCGTAAAAACAATTCTACTAATATAATATTATACTAAAATGAATATAGTAAAACAGTCAACTGGTAACGTAGTTTTGACAGATAACTCTGGAAACATCGTTAAGGTATTTGTAATGGTTAACGCTTTGGATGTTGTTAGTTCAAATGAGATCATTATCAAATATGGAATGAATCAATGGACTACACTATTTGCTGACCAGATAGACAATACTCAAATAGAACCAGCAGCAGCAGTTCCTTTTAACGGTAACGCTTACGCTTTAGTTACTCTACTTAGTAGCTCTTTTTTTTTTGAGTTAAGTGGGGGCGGTGGCAGTCAAAATTTAAGTTCTGTTTTATCAATAGGCAATAGTGCTAATAATTTAGATATTGTTGACGTTGACAAATTAGACTTTAATTTAGCTACTACTGATACGGCTGGAATTGGTCAGCTTGTTTGGAATGATAGTTTAGGAACTTTGAACTTAGGTCTTAAAGGTGGCACTACAATTTCAAATTTAGGTCAGCATCTTCATACAAGGGTAGTTAATAAGACTTCTCCTTTAGTACCGCTAACAAAAGCTGGTTATGAAGTTGTAATTGTTTCAGGCGCACAAGGGCAAAGGTTAGCAGTAAAAAAAGCACAAGCAGATAACGATGCTAATAGTGCAGGTACACTTGGTGTTGTTTGTGAAAATATAGCAGTAAATCAGGAAGGCTTTATTTGTTCAGTCGGTCAAGTAACTAATATCAATACAACTGGGTCTTTGCAGGGTGAAACTTGGAACGATGGCGATTCTCTTTATTTAAGCGGAACTACTGCAGGGGCAATTACAAATGTTAAACCTACAGCACCCATTCACGAAGTAAGGATAGGATATGTAGAATATGCTCATGCTATCAATGGCAAAATCTACGTTAAAATTGATAACGGTTATGAATTGGATGAGCTACACAATGTAAGTATAAATCCTTTGACACTTGCAAATAATAATATACTAACTTATGAAAGTTCTACTCAGCTTTGGAAAAATAAAACATCAGAAGGCTGGGATGTAATCGTAAAAAGTGCAAGTCAAAATGTAAATAATGCAACTTTGACTGATGATACTGAATTACAATTTTCTGTAGTCGCTGGAGGTAGTTACATGATTCAAATGGTTTTGGCTACGGCTTCAGATAGTTCGACAAATGACTATAAGTTTGGCTTTGCAGTTAGTGCAGGTACTATGACTGGAGTAGGTAATGCAGTCTGCCGAAATGCTGCTAACTCAGGAACTGTTACTGTAATTTCTGCAACGGCTGCGAATGTTACTAATAGTATTGTTATCGGTCAAAATACTGGAACTATACCAAGTGGGACTGGAATTGTAACGGCATCAATAGACTTTGGTTTTTATGCAACGGCAAATGGTGTTTTTAAATTTCAATTTGCTTTGAACTCAGGCGGAACAACTGCGAGAACTTTTAAAGGAACAATTTTAAAATATAAAAGATTAGACTAATATGGCTTTACTACTAACAAAACAAACAAATACTACACCGATATTGATTAAAGGCTCAAATATCGAATTGGATTCTCTTTATGTGAGAATAGTTTTTATCTGTAATCTTGATGGCTCTTTGACTGTCAATTATAATACTTATCTTAACCATGATTTATTCTTGGAAGGTAAGACTATTGACACAGATGTAAAAAATACTACTTACAATTTTGTAATCAGCGAAACTGAGACTCAATCTTTAGAAACTGCTCTTAATTATATGTGGCAAGTTTTTACTGACTTAGGATACAATACAACAATTATATAAATAGACTTTTGAAATGAAATTATTAAACGATACTTTGAGCGTACTTCATACGGTATTATTGACTTTGATCACATTCTTTGCTCCTATTCATGGAGTTATTTTAACTGTGATTAGCTTTGTCCTATTCGATACTGGAATAGCTTACTGGAGGGTAAAAAAGACTGGTACCAAATGGACATCTAAAAAGTTAAGAGTAGGCTTAGTTCAAAAGTCTATTACCTATGTAGCTCTGATCATATTGTTTTTTTTAATGGATAAGTTTATTTTAAATGAATTTGTAAAAAATTTTGTAAATATTGATTATTTTCTAACAAAAGCCTTAACTTTAATTTTCATTTTTATCGAGTTTACTTCTATTGATGAAAGTTATACTATTGTCAGAGGTAAAAGTATCTTCCAGAGCCTAAAAGAATTGATCGGTAAGGCCAATGATATAAAGAATGATTTAAAGAATAAGAACGAAGATAAAGAAATATAGAAATAGACCATGTTTAATTGAGAGGGTAGCCCCGTAAGGCTATCCTTTTTTTTATTTATTTTTAAAAAAAGATAACAAAAGTTATGTAGATTAAAATATTATTTTTAAATTTGTGAACACTTTTAAAAAATCGGTCATGGAAACGCAATACACAGAACAAGAACTTCAAGAATTATATCACCAGTTAGAAATTGAGGCTTACTACTCAGAAATGACAGAAGCTGAATACTACGAACTACAAATGTACTGCAATGATTTTTAATTTTTTTGTCAATAATTGTCAGGTCACAATGGAGTTAAAACACAAATACAATCCAAAGGCTGACAAGCATACTTTTGACTTTCAAAGTATTCATGTAGATGGAATTTTTTATCCTGATGTCGATGATGCTTTACTGATTTTAGATATATCAATTTTTGACTTTTCTAATATAGTTTTAAATCAATTTTTTTCACTTAATTAAATACACATTATGCACTCTCACACATTTATCGAAAACGGACACGAAGTATTAGTTACTGCTGAATTTGAGAAAGGTTATCCAGCTACAAGGTACCAACCTGCTGAGCCTAATTTTTGGGTTATCGAAGAAATCTATATTGATGGCGTAGCAGTTGAAAATGTAGACTTTGTTGCTCAGATTTTAGGAATGCAGTCTTATAGACAGTTTGAACTTGAGATCAACGATATGTTTAACGATGTACACGCTGACTGGGTTAATTATATTCTTTATAACATTAAATCAATTTAATCATGAACACAACACACTTAACATCTGATTACTTTCAGAGCGAACAAATCACAGAACTGATTCCAGCATTGGTAAAATTTCAAATTGCATTCGACAATGCCAGTTTAAAGAAGGATAGAAAAAACGAACATTTGAGAAATCAGTATGTCAGTTTAGACAACCTTTTAAACGTGATCAGACCATTACTATCTGAGAATGGTTTGGTAGTTGTACAACAGTTAGCAGGTGAATATATGACAACTGTTTTATATCACTCTTCTGGTCAGTTTATAGGTGCTAATATGCCATTCAATCCAATGAACGGCAACAAGGGTACAAATGCACTTCAAGAATTAGGCGGTGGCATTACTTATGCTAAGCGTTACTCACTTGGTGCATTACTACAAATATCAGTCGATGTCGATACTGATGCCAATAACAGTCCTATCCAAAAAGAACAACTGACAAAGAGCAGTAAGAAAAAAGTAGAAACCATTGCACAGCTTAATAAGATAGTTGACTGGATAAGCGAAGATCTATCTCGCAAAGATAAACTATCAGATTATTATCTTTTGGATGCTGGTCAAATGCAATGGATTGAAGGAGAACTACAAAATAGGTTCTAATCGTTACAAAAACACGCCTATTTTAAAAGATAAATACTTTTCGATAGGATTATATAGATAATAAATTAAAATAGCACAAATCAAAGATTTTATGATAGATATAAAAAGTAAAAAGTTGATCTATGACCAAGTTATGGAATACTGCAAAGAGAATAATATTAGAATTAAGGATTTTTATAGTTCTATTGATATTACAGATGTCGGATTCCGCAAAACGTGGGCAAAGAAAAATCCGCAAAGTATAGAGACTTTAATAGATATAATTGACTTCATGAATAAAAACAAGAAAAATGACTGATATAATTTTCTCCATAATAGTAATGGTTCTACTTTGTTGGTATTTTAAATTCTTTGAAGATGTACATTAAAGTTAATGATCAAATAAAAAAGGATGTTTTAAAAGATTATGAGTCAGGGTTAAAACATACTCAGTTAGCAAAGAAGCATGGATTAAGTATCTTTTCCATTACGAGAATACTTAAAGGGATCCACACTCCAAAAACATTTATGAGTCAGGAAACTAAAGACGCTATTATCTTTGATTTCAAAGCTGGTTATCCAGTTCAGACTTTAGTCGAGAAGTATAACGTTTGCACAACTACCATCCGAGATACTGTTAAAAATTATAGAAAACCAACTTATAATAAGTATGATACTATCCCAGATAGTGTAAAGGATATGATTTTAAAAGACTATTTAGAGGCTATACCTTATGTAGATATTATAAAAAAATATGATGTCACTAAATTTATGATCAATAAGATTACTGCTAACCATAGAGCATATCGTAAAAAACTGACAAAGGTAAAGCATGAAACAAATTTTAACTTAGAGATCAGTAACTTTGAAAATATACCTTTTGTTTATTCTCATACTGGAATCGATAATCAAAAAGTCTATAAGTTTATCGGTATAATCAAAGGTAAAAATCTATACATTGAAATGATTGAATTAAGTTCTGGTGAGTGGGTTTATCATTGTGAGAACTCGCGTGGTATGGTTTGTGATTCTCGAATTAGTAACAGAAGTTATGACAGTATTGAGGAATGCAAAGAGGCTTTGTATCAAAGTTTAGTAAGAAAAAATTATTTTAAAAATAAGGGTTAAAACTTTGCACTATTGAAATAAAGCCTTATATTGCGATATAATTAGAACAAACCTTATTGTTTTGGAGTAGAGACTAAAATAATAAGTTAGCATAAATTACCTTTTTAAGCCATTGCGACTTGGTGTATTCTCTACTACGCTAAGTTTTGCAGTGGCTAATTTTTTTTTATGAAAGAACAACCAAATTACTACGGTATACTACCTGCAAATGTAAGGTATGATAAGAACCTACCAGCAAACGCTAAATTACTTTACTCTGAGATAACTGCATTGGC